ATCAAGCGTGTATGCGATCGAGTCCATATACACTTTTACAACTGAGTTGGCGTGACGATAGAGATATGAATTGAGAATCGATAGATCAAGATCCTCGATCGTGCTTAGATTCGGCAGTTCAAAGTTGAACGCGTACTCGTTACGAAGTAGATAGTAGTTCTTTGTGTCCGTAATCTCGTTCACGTTGAGACCACCGACAGTAAACTGATCGGTAATCCACTCACCTGCGATCGTCGGTGCGCTCGTCTTGAAATCAAATCGAGCCTTCTGGTACTCACGGTTCGACGGGTCAACGATGGTCACTGTCGAACCGTACGCACCCTTGTTCAACTGATCATACGTGTTGTACGCACGTGAGATTGATGTATCATAGACAGTAGCACGTTCATCAAGTGAGCTATCGGTCGCGACACCGTCCTGCGATTTGTTCGCCGGTTTTGTTGGTTTAACTTGTATGACCGGATCCTTTGCAAACATGGACCCCAGAGACTCAAGACGAACCTCGTTTTGATAGAGTGAGTCATACACAAACATCGGTGTGTCGTCCTCTGCAAGAACGTTCTTACGAATCATGTCCGTGGCCTGCAGAGGTTTCATAAAGGGAAACACGACCGAGTGTGAGGTCTTTGCTCTTACTACGGAGTTGATCTCTGTATCGAGATGTTCTGAAAATACGTCGGAGATAATCTCGTCTCCGCGCCCAGAGTAAGACTTTGAGAATAACGATGTTGCATTCTGCATCTGAACACGCGACGTGACCGTGAGTTCGTACACACCGTATCCGTCAAGATTACGAGATATATTCGATACCTTAGTGACGAAGAACTCACGAACGGTATTCTCATCGTCTCGTTCCCACTGAACACGAATCTTCTCCTGGCCGACGAACGGAAACTCAGAGATCATTCTTGAGTTATCGACAACAGTAAGTTCGCCGTGAATGTATGGAAAATAGATTGACTCATACAGTGAGAGTTCTACGATCGTACCGGAAATATCAAACAACTTACCGTCGGTCGTTTGAATTTCGACCGTAAATCCACTGATACCTCGAGGTGATACACCTAAAAGTTGTCTTTCGTTACTACTCATACCAATCTTCTGCGATTCATTTCGCGCTCAAACTGTTTTACAACATCAGTAATATGTTCGTTTCGTATAACTTTAATGCGTGACCGATTTTCGTTTTGATCAAACTCTTGTTCCTCAATCGTAACAGGAGTACCGCCGTAAAAAGGAACACTGTTTCCGTTGGTGTCAAAATGGTTTGCCGGTGCTTTATATGCAGGAGCGGATCCGGAGACAACGACCGTGTCAAGACTCGTTTTTCCTTCTGCAACAAACTCAGTATTCGTTGGAATGACTGATGAATCGACTGAATCGATCTGAATGTATCCGCGAGTAGGATATTTATTCGTCAACGTTCCAATATCCGTTCCATTGTATCGAATCGTCTCGCCGATAGTAAACTTACTGATTAGATCTTGATCATCCCGAATAAGAAGAGCAGTTCCTGGATACTTGCGCGAAAGAAACTGTGTCATTTGATTCGTTGACTTCGGCAGATCCCTCCAGGTATTAATGATATCCTTATTAAGAATTGGAATCGTCCAATAGAAATCGGTCGTACCGTAAAGATCCTGTGAAATAGAATCAAGACGTTGATCGGGTGCAGCGTTATAAAAAGTATAGAAAGATATATTGTCTGCAATTTTCGAAAAGATCGCAGTATAAAGAGAGATGTTTGTGACTCTCTTAGTCAGATCCTTTGAGAATACATAGTCCTGTTTACGAAAACTATTAAAGTAAGGCATATCTTTTAGAATCCTTCCTCGACCAATGAACGCGAGATTGGTCGAAGTTCGGTGAACGAGAGTTCCATCGTTGTCTCAACCGGTTGGTTACCGTTAGTAAAGTAAGACATCGAGTTTGGATTATACGTCACACTTACACCCGTACACGCAAGTTCCGGCATACGTATGATGTCGTCCGGTGACTGCTGGTACGATATCGAGAACGTATCGGGAAACTGATATTCCAACGAATCGAGTTCCACCGGATATGCTGACTTTCGAAAGAACTGAATTATTCGTGGCACTGTGTTAGCTTCGGTCTCAGATTGAGGTACAAACGTAAAGGAGAAGGAGAAGGATCGCATACCTGGCGACTTAAAGAGCATAAACTCCTGAGGATTCGGAACTCTCTGGTTCGCTCGATTGTACACGTTTCCGGCACCTACTATACCCGCTACAGTCCTTGCTCCGACTCCGCCGGCAGCTCTTGCGCTCTCGACTAATTTCTGAACGCTGTTGTTCGTCACACCGTCACTGGCGAATTTATTAATCACACCACCCACGAGTCCAAGCTCACTGGTATCATAGTTAAGTTCATCCGCGACGGTGTGACCGGTCGGGAAATACAGACCAACTGAATCACCAGTCGACGATACCTTCGCAGAGTTAATTCTACGATTGTACTGAGGTCTTTGTGTATTAAAAAGAATCCACGGTGTGTTTGATCCGTCGAGATTCTCTGGATAACGTAGATTCGCCATACTGAATAAATACCGTTGACTATAACTGTTGTTTGTATTATTTATATGGCTTATCGAGGTAAATTCACACCAAAACATCCAGAAAAGTATATCGGTGATGTTAAGAATATCGTCTATCGATCACTCTGGGAACGAAACACCTTTCGTTGGATCGACGCAAACACATCGATTCAATACTGGGTGTCAGAGGAGTGTGTGATAACCTATGTCTGTGAGACGGACAACAAGGTTCATCGATACTATATGGATCTTTGGTTTCAGACGGTCAAGGGGGATACGTACATAGTTGAGATCAAACCCAAGGGTCAGACTCAACCACCCAAGACTCCGAAACGCAAGACACGTCGATACATCAAAGAATCACTCACCTACGTTAAGAACCAATCGAAATGGAAGGCTGCATCTGAGTTCGCACTCGATCGTGGATGGAAGTTCGAGGTCTGGACTGAGGACACGCTCAAGGCACTTGGTATTAAGATTATAAAGTAAAATCCTATAAATAGATCAGATACAGAATATATCCATAAGGAATCGTATGTCACTCTTTACAGAACTACAAGCAGCTGCCTTTCGCGAGGGTCTCAATCCTCGTACAAAGAAGGCACGCGAGTGGTTCCGCAAAAAAGCACGTGGACTGACCGACGTCAATAAGTTGGATCTTATATCGGACGATCGACTGACGCAGAGAAACGCGCCGCGGCCGGGTAAGATGTTCATGTTCTTTTATGATCCCAAGACAAAAGAACAGCTACCGTACTACGATACGTTTCCTCTGATTCTATACGTCGAGTCCGCACCGGGTGGATTCTATGGTATGAACATGCACTATCTTCCACCGGCGGCTCGAGCAAAACTATTCGATGCTCTACTTGAGACAGCGAGCAACAAGAAGTACGATGACTCGACACGACTTAACATCAGTTACTCAATTCTCAAGAGTACGGCAAAGTATTCTGCATTTCAACCGACGTTCAAACGATATCTCTCAGGATACGTAAAGTCAAAGGTCGTCGAGGTCGATGCACCCGAGTGGCCGATCGCGCTGTTTCTTCCAACCGAGTCGTTTAAGAAGGCGGGAACTCGATCAGTCTGGTCCGACTCAAGGAAAATGATCTGATATGAGTAGCATCGATACACTTAAGTCAAACATATCATCGGGTCTCGCAAGATCAAACCGATATCGTGTACTCTTTCATACGAACAACGAAGTTCTTAATGTCCTCTGTGACTCAGTCGGTTGGCCGGGACGTCAGATCTTTACGAATGAACGTCTCGTTGATATGAAGACTCAAAAGGTCGCATACGCATTCGATCAAGAGGATTTGCCGATATCGTTTCTTCTGACAAACGATTGGAGTACCTGGAACTTTATTTACGACTGGCATCAGAGAATCATTGGCAATATCGAAGGTACTCGAAACTACACAGTCAACTTTAAGAATACATATACCGAAGACATTGAGATTCAGCATCTCGACAATGCGAACGAAATCAAAAAGAGAGTCAAACTTAAGAACGCATTTCCAACAACGTTAAGTGCACTTGAACTTGGCAATGGAAATGAGAATGAAGTGATCCGTGTAACGACGGAGTTTTCATACGATAACTGGGAAATTATTGAATAATATTGGAGAACTGAAGAATGGCACTACCTAAATTAGACGCACCGACATATCAACTCAAGGTTCCGTCGACCGGCGAGTTGGTATCGTATCGACCCTATCTCGTCAAGGAAGAAAAGATCCTTATGATGGCGATGGAGTCGAACGATACGAATCAAATGATGGGGGCGGTAAAGAATGTAATTCGCTCGTGCACGTCCGATTCAATCGACGTGAATACTCTTGCAATGTTCGATATCGAGTATATCTTTACTCAGCTTCGAGCTAAGTCCGTCGGTGAAACCTCAACGATCAAGGTTAAGTGTCAATCGTGCGATGCATCAAACGAGGTCGATGTAAATCTTGAAGAGGTTCGAGTCGATATACCCAAATCCGAAGTACAGACCATTACTCTTACAGATACCGTCGGTGTATCCCTAAGATATCCGTCGGTGGACGCGATGCTCAAGGCTCAGGCCGACGAATCAAAATCAGATGTGGATCGTGTCTTTGATCTGATCACAGCGTGTATCGACTCGATCTATTCTGGCGACGAGGTATTCGACGCAAAGGAACAGTCTCAGAACGAACTTAAAGAATTCATTGAGTCACTCAATACACAGCAGTTCAATAAGATTCGTGATTTCATTGAAACGATTCCATCGGCTGCGATTGACGTAAAGTTTAAGTGTATCTCCTGTTCAGAGAATAATTCGTTCGAGGTCAAGGGGCTTGGTAATTTTTTCGGATAGCCCTTTCGCACGACAGTCTTGCGAACCACTATCGAGTCAACTTCTCTATGATGCAGCATCACAATTACAGCTTGACGGAACTCGATGACATGATGCCGTGGGAAAGGGAGATATATGTGGCAATGCTAATCGACCACATTAAACAAGAAAACGAAAAGATGCGTAATCAGAAGGTAAGCTAAGATGGCCGATACTCTAAAAGAAGTATCCCAGGAACTTAGAGAAAATAACGAAGTAACGATCGATGTTCGCGAGAACACCAATCTTACGGCAAATTATCTAGGTTCTGTTGTTAAGATATTTTCGACCAAACTGAGTGAATTGGTCGACTTTATGCGCGGCAATCAGCTCGATCAGCTGGAGGCTCGACGCGAATCAGCTGATGAGGGTGAGCCACAGGTATCGCCAGCCGGTGATGAAAACTACATTCAGGATATAATGGAAAAGATCAAAGGACTTGTGGATGACGCATTGGGAGTCGCCGGTCTCACGGTCGGTGTGATAGCTGCGCCTTTTGTTATTATCGGATCTTTCTTTAGTGAGTTAAGAGTACAGACTCGAGTACTAAACCGATTCCTTGGAGGAGGACTTGGAAAAATATTTTCGCCGATCACGCGTTTCTTTAATGCGATCGCAAACTCAAGAGTAATTCAAGGCATCACTCGAGTTTTCAATAACACAGTCAAACCGTTCTTTTCTCGAATCGGTCAGTTCTTTGGTCTACTCGACGATGCGGGTAAAGCCGCGGGTGGATTTGGAAAGATACTTCGTACCGCGGCTACGATCGGCAAAACACTCGGTAAGATCTTTTATCCCATTACTGTACTCATCGGTCTTTTTAACGCGGTTACTGGATTCATGGATGGGTACGATGAGGGTGGAGTACTCGAGGGTATTAAGCAGGGTGCAATTAAAGCATTTGATGCAATCGTTGGATCGTTTGTTCGTTTAATCGGATCGGCTGCTTCATTTATTTTTGACATTCTTGGATTCGATAACTTTGCTGCGTCCATTAAGACTCAACTTAACTCTGTAATAAACGGACTATATGATTCCTTCGGCGGTATAATTGATCTGATTAAAGGAATTTTTACTCTTGATTTTGCTCTTATTACATCATCCATTAAGTCGATCTTTTCGAGTCTGGTTGATGTTGTCACATCGCCGTTTCAACTTCTATACTCGGCAATACAGGATCTTTTCTCATTTGTTGGTATAGAACTACCGGATTTTAACATCGGTCAACTGATTAAAGACACCGCAGCCTCCGCAGTTAATTTCTTAAAGAAACAGTTTGGCTTTGATGGTGAGGGACTACCTTCAATTGTAGATATTGTTTCAGGACTCTATACGTTACCGTATGATCTTGTAAGATCCGTTGTTGCTTGGATTGCCGGTAAATTAGGGTTTGATCAAGCCGAGGAGTTATTAGGCTCATTTAGCTTTAGTGATATATTGAAATCGGTTGTAATGGCACCACTCAATCTCTTGTCTAAAGCAAAAGATTGGCTTCTTAGTAAGTTCGGTCTAGATCCAGAGGAAATGCCGGATCCGCTTGATATTATTACAGAAATCATTAAAGCTCCTTTTAATCTTCTTAGTGATCTGCGTGATTGGATATCGGAACGAGTAAGTGGACTCGTCAGTAAGTTTGCAAGTTTTATTCCTGATCCGATTAAGTCACTTCTAGGCCTTAATGATGAGGACGAGGAAGGCGAACAATCACGCGGAATGGGAGGCATGGCTCTTGATGCTGCCGGCAGTGTAGGAAGTGCGGTATCCGATACCGCTTCAGGAGTCGCAAGAGGAGTCGGTGGTTTTGTCTCTGGATTGTTTGGAGGAGACGATGAGGAAGAGGTGTCTTCTGGTTCCACTCCCGCCAGAGTTGCGACTGGAAATGAACTTCAGATAGAGGGTGAGGCCCGACGTGATGCTGAACTTGAGAGACAGGCTCAAGCAGGCGGTGGCTCCGGTGGTGGAAACGTAAATGTCGCGACAAACGTTCAGAACAACTCGAATACTACGACTCAGACGCGCCCACCCGCAGCATCACAACCTGACAATATGTCGGACACAATGATGACTGCGGGATTCGCTCCATAATAAAAAAAACCCCTCCGTTGCAGAGGGGTTTGATTCTACCTCAGGCTGACCGAGGCAATCGACCCGAGCTTAACTCGCTCCTAGCATAAGCCTGGTCTTTTCTATACTCTACTCGTGTCCATGTCTGGAGAGCAGAATCTTTCGGTCTCGAAGGACTGATTGACACCGCTTCCATCAGGACACGACCAAACGAATCAACATTGATCATGGTTCTCTCCTATTGATGTAAAACGATGCTTTTTAAGGCGAGCGCCCCTGTCTTTCCCAGGTGCCAGGTCCAGAACTGATCTTGCCGAGTTTATTTATATAAAAAAGCCCCTCCGTTGCAGAGGGGCCATAAACTTTTTTTTATTGTTGTTGTTGACTCGTTTTTATTATTATCGAGGCGGGAGGTATATCACCACTAGTCCTGAGCGGCCAACTTAGCAAAGTAGCTCAGAGTATCATCGTCATCATCGTCGTCGTCACTGTCCTCATTACCAACGGATGGTGTTGGCGCAGGTGTTTCTACAGGACTCTCTGAGGACTTAAACGATGGACCACTCGATGTCTCGTCGAGCGAGATGGATTCGGCCGTCGTGAGTGTATCCTCCGATCCTTCTCCCAGTACACGATGCAACTTAGCCTTGAGTTCCGCATACGACTTGTAGTTCTTCTCGTCGTTGAACTCCTTGAGCGAGTACATACGATTGTACACACCCTCGAGCTCATCGTCGTCTCCACCAAGTAGAGGAGAAGGCGATGCGAACTCGGACTTGTCGTAGTTACGATAACCCTCGACGTTACGAATCTTAAGCTTGAAGTCAGCACCCTCCCAGAAGTCAAACGGATCGATCGGATCCTCATCCTCAAAGTTCGGCTGCATGATATCCATGATCTTATCAAAGATCTTCTTGCCGTACTGATACAGAAACACCTTGCCCTCGTTCTCGGGATTGGCCGGATCCTTTACGACATAGATATTGGACACGTAGTGAAGCCGACGTTTACGATCACGAGCAGTCTGCTTGTCCTCCTCACGACCAGAGTTCCAGAGAACCGAGTTCATCTCCGACACCGGATCGTTCTGACCGATGGATGTCAGTGAGCGCTCGATGTACCAGAGACCCGTCGGACCCTTGAACCCATGATCCCAGTAACGAACCCAGGGAAGCTCCTCACCGTCGGGAGCAGGAAGAAATCGAATCACCGCGTAACCGTTACCGGACTTGTCGACCTGCGGCTTCCAGATACGATCGTCGCCGTACTTGTTCTTCTGACCTCCGCCGCCAGAGTTGATCTTCTCTGCCTCCTGAACCAGTTTCTCGATGTTACGACCGCGATTCTTTTTAAGATTTGAAAAACTCATATTGCTTTGTATCTCCAATGTGTATTGCTGTAGTGTGATGCTGAATTATATTCAACGTATCTATTATACCAATAACGTATCATGATGTAAATATCCGAAGTACGACTCGCCTCATACGATCCTTGTTGAATCGAAGCAGCAAGCCGTACTTGCGAATGCGTTTTGAGAGATCCGGCCACACGATCGTTTCACTTATCGCGCGGTCGGCTCGTCTCATAAAACCCGTAAGCCGATCAAGAATCACGACGGTCTCAAGCGAGATCTCGTCCTGCAGAAACTTCTCGATCACCAGCGGATAGTCATTGTTACCCTCGCCGCGAGTCCTAAGAATCTCGTCGAAGGTGTCGGCCTCCTCAGCGAGTGTATTTATATCCTGTTCAAAGTTATATGTAAGTGACTGCTGACGACGCTGCCACTCCGTATACTTCTCCTCGTCTTGCAGCATATCACCGACCCAGGTCTTATCCGATGCGGTGAACTGAGCCGTAAAAAAATCGATCAACTCGTTTGGCTCGTCGAACTTACGACCAAGCTTAGCGAAGTGGTACTTATCGCGACGCTTGAAGAAGGACTGCGGTTTTGCGGACGTCTTAAAGTTGTACTTTGGAGCCTCGTACGAATCCGACTCGAAGTGCAACTTCATCGCAAGAAAATATTTGTACACATCGTACGGTTCCATACATCTCATATCGGCAGACTGTTGCCTCCTCCCTTTACAAGATTCGCGCCCATTGCCTCGGCCTCGATCTTCTCACGAATGACCGGTGAGATGAGTTTACTCACGTCCATTGGATCGATTGCGCGTTCCTCGCAGATGTATAATATCGCATCCATATAGGTCATATCTGGATACTCGAATATACAGTCCTCTACCATTCGAGAGAATCGCTTCTTTGTCAGAACGATGTCGTCAATGTTTTCCTCGGTGTTTTCTTCTTTTTCGGTCATTCACTCCCACCTATAGAATATGTGATCGTCAATGGATACCGTCAGAACCTTGGTCAGATTCCAAGACGGATTGACATCGATCGAGTGATAGTGAGTAGCACCGTCGGTCACATCGTATCCAACATCATAGAGATAGTACGCATGCGCGGCCTGATAGCGTGCCTTGTGCCAGGCCGTATCGTCTCTAGGCTCATCACTCTCTCCGTCGCAGTACCAAGAGAACTGGCACTGGCCAATACGAATCGGTGCACCGGGCGGATCATTGAATCTCTGTTGATACACCACATTACATATCTCATCGGGGTATCTCGTGTCCTCTACGCGATTCAAGACCACCTGCGCAGTGGCAACCTGACCGAGTTCAGACTGATCTCGAGCCTCATGATAGACGTTCAGCGCCAGGCATTCCTGCTGATCCGCGGAAATACTCGACATCATGAACGACATCACGAGAGAAGCAAGTGCCTCGTTCAATGTTACTTGTTCTCCACTCGCAGCAGAATCGTATCCGCATTGATTCGACCGGACGGTTCACTGGTTTTTGTCGACAGTTTCTTCCACTCCTTGTCGATCTGATTGACCGTCTTCTTAAGCACGATCGGCAAGAAGTCGTCGGGTTTACGCAGTCGAGTCTTACGAGAGGTCTCGGGATCGAAGTTCTGAATGGTAGTACCCTTGATCTCAAAGCCGTTCGCCGAGAGCGTTGTGTACTCGCATAGCTCACGATTCTTGACGTTAAATGTATAGAGTCGAAAGGCACCAGGGACCGAAAGAGGATCGACTGAGACCAACTTATAGTCGGTCTTGTCCTCTTTGAGGTACTTAAGCTGCTTAATCTGTTTGTCGGCCGTGCGAGCCTTCGGTGTGCGCTTCTTACGTGTTGCCTTTGATGCAGCCTGAATCTTATCGAGATCGGTAAGCATGCGCTCGCATACGTCAAGACGTCGCTTAAGTTCCTTACGAGTCAGATGAGAGTATCCCTCGACGAGATCCTTAT